CAGATCATCATAGCCTTCTTTATTCTTATCTAAAGCATTAATTTGGTCTATGAATTTTTCAATATTTAAACTGGTGGTGATGTTACCTGTAGCAAGTAATCTCTCTTGAGGGGACACGGAATCGTACTGTTTAAGATAATCAAGGCTGCGTTTAATTTCGTCACCTAGAGTTTTATATTTTTCTTTTAACAATTCTGTTTTTTCGGCAGCTTCTTCTTCTGCTTTTGAGGTTGTCTTAAATTTTAGATATAATTCATATAGCAAACCGCCTACAAGTGTGATTGTAGACACCCAAAAGAAAATTGCACCAATAGCAACGCCTACTGATGCAACGCCTGCTGCAAGGGTAGCGAAACTTATTTTTAGAGCTGTCGTGCCTGCTTTTACTGAGAGTACAAAGCTAGACCAACTTAACTTCATCCCTGTCATTGATAGTTTAAAGTCTGCTTCACCTTTTTTAATAATAGCTGCTCTTGCGATATAACTGGCCCGCAAATCCGCTACCTGCGCGGCATTCATAGTTTTTAATATACCAGTTCTTTTTGTCGCACTATCTCTTAATTGATTTTCTGCGTTGGTAAGAGCTTTGTCCGCAGCTTGCATAGATTTTTTTGTATCTGTGTCACCTCTTAAAAAATCTATCGCACCTCCGCCTTTCTTAGCGCCAGTAACCCCTGCTAAACTAGTTCTAGTAGTTTCGCTTATGCCGGTTGATTGAGCTTTTTGTAAAGCAATATAAGCTGCTCTAGTTTTTTCTATTTCTGCTTGTACAGCTACTTGAGATGCTTTAGCCACTTCCCCAGCTTCAATACTAGACTTTTTCCAATCTGACATACTTGGAAGAATTTGTTTTAGTACACCTCCCGCAAAAAGACTTAGTGTTCCAATAAGTGCTATAATATTTTTACTTAAAAAAGTGGCTATGCCTGCTATAGGACCTGATATACCTTCTTTAATTGTATTAACTATATTATCAAATGCTACAGAAAATCGATTAAGAGCAGCTGCATTTGGGTCCATCAGCTTTTCCATTGCACCAAATTTACGCTCTGCTTGCTCTAAAACTTCATTCGCTACTGCTTGGCTTCTTTCAAATTCATTTAGGTCTCCTGCAGCTTTACCAATTTTTGCTCCATATTTTGCTGTAGCAGCTTCAAGTCTCAGAATAATACCTAACTCATCAAGCAATTCTGGCTCAGCTTTAGTAACACCTCTTATAAGCCTATCAAAAGAATCTCCTAAGTCTCTACCAAGAGCTATGGATGCATTTGTAGCTGCTTTTCCTAATCTTGATAATTGATCTGGATTTATGCCGGCAGCAGTACCAATTGCAGCGGCTTTTGCGGCTTCTGCATACTTTAATTGGCCATTAGTTGCTTCAACAAGCGAGTTTGAAATTGTCTTGTATGCCACACCTGTTACAGCGCCCAAGGCTTTTTGACCTTCGATAAGATTCTTATAATCAGCGGCATTTTTTAAGAATTGAAAAGCTGCGGACACAGCGAATACTGTAGCAGCTAAAGTAGCATAGGTGCCAACTAAGCCACCCATGCCTTGCGACATTTTTGAGAAATTTTTGGCAGCACCAGAAGATGCCTGGCCAACACCTTTCATATTTCTATCAAGAGTGCCTGCTGATTTGGATGCCTTGTCCATTCCTTCAGCAGTTTTTTTGGCTTCTAGACCAACTTTTTTAGTAGAACCTTTGTCGTCTACTTTTACATCTATTTCTACTGTATTTTTTGCCATTATCCCTGCACATTATGGGTGTAGTTCTTTCCACCGCCTGCCTTAGCTCTGCGCTCTTCAGCTTTGCGTTTGTGATCTGATTCTTCGGCTCTATAGTTCATAAGTAGCCTCTCGTATAATTTTGCAAAATATAGTACAGATTGTATGTCGACTACATTATGTACTTTGCAGAGGAATTCGCAGTCTACCCAATTCTTTCCCATGTATGTGCCTGAAGTACCATCCCACACATCTGATAACATATTAAATATAAAAAATGCCACCTGCACTTCATCAGGGAAGTCAGAAGTGTCTAGTGGCATTTTATTAATATCAGGCTCTTGCCCTAGTTGTTCACAAATTTTTAAGTATTTATCTACGTCTATTTGTGTATCTTGTTTTATATACCTGTCAAGTAGTTGATATATTTCTACTACTTGCGTCCCGTAAAATTTTCTAAGTCACCTACTGTTTCTGTAATCCAAGTGTCGAATTCATTTGAATTTCTCATTAAAAGCTCTGCATTATCTTGGGTGAACTCAAGAGTATCATCTGGGTCTAATTCGCCTACATCTACTAGTAACAAAGTCTCTAAGTAGGAGTATTTAAGACCAGACCAGCCTTTAATTACTGCTTTTGTATACTCTGTCAGAAAGCGCTCTTCATCTAGTATTTCTGTTGGTTGACGAGTTCGTTTATCAAACTTAGTAGTGATTGTCTTTTTACGAAGTTTCATTAACTCTTCACGAGCTAAATAACATACGTCTACTGTCATACCTTTATATTCTGGGTAGTCAATTGTTACTGTTTTACTAGGAGTCATTAAACTCGCTAAGGATACGGTTGCATCTGTCATTTTAGTGTTATTCCTTGGTTGAAGATAAATTATTTTATACGGATAGTATAGACAAGTGGGAGTAAGAAGTCAAGAACTATTTTTCTTATGGTGCAAGAAAGTAAAGGCCCCGAAGGGCCTTTACTTATTATTACCTGTGTGATATTAAACGCCTACGTAAGTCAAGGTTGCTTCATTTGTTGCATCAATGCTTGAAGGAAGTGCATTAAACGAAGTTTCCAATGAAATTACATCCTCAATAGAGTGAGTAGGAATATCAACGTGGCAAGAGGGCATAGCTACTACTAGTCTCGGAGTACCCGTAGATCCACCAATACTGAAAGTAAGGCCAAAGTCGTTTGTAATAACACTAGTAATACCTTTTAGGTCCGCCCAAAGGTCAGCTGAGTTATTTGTTGCAGCAGTATCAAGACTTAAGTAACAAGTCATGGATCCTGAAACAGACCGGGTACCTGTAACATGACCAATTGGAATGTTTACACTACCTAACTCTTCTGGCGTAATAAACGTAATATTATTACTAATTGTAATATTACCACCAGTCAGGGTCAGAGCATAAGAAGTTTCTAAACCGCTTTGCCCATCTGCAGCTAGATTTGGTGCTACAGCTACTTGAGTAAGACGATTTCGAATAAAGTTTCCTGTATCCAGAATACCTTCAACAACTGTTGCAGTAGGCTGGCTAGATTCTACAATTTCGGAGCCAAAACCTGACCAGTTAATCATAGCAATACCATCAATATCAAAGTCAACACTTGCTTCATTCACAACAGCTTTAGATATTTTATAGTACTTCTTATTAGCATTACCAATAACAAAATAAATATTTGCAGTACCTAAGGTTGACTTATTAGACTCAGAGAAGTCAATAACAGAGTTAGTTAAGCCAGGTACAATCTGGTCTGTAAAAGCAAAGCCACTGTAGACTGCAGGGCCTGACATGAGTGCCCAAAGTACTTCTTCTACAGCGTGATGATTTGTAGTATCATCTGCAGCGCCTGCACCCGTACCTGCTGAGATAAAGGGGCGTACATATGTTGAAAAAGACCATTCAGCAGGTGCTAAAGAGTCATTGAACATACGACGACCACGACGACTAACGCCGCCTGCTGATTCCATCTCGGAAAGTACAATTTCGCTTGAGTTTGTTGCTTGTGAGAACGAAAAACCGTCAAGTACTGGAAGCTCCCAGACACCTTGTTCAGTAACTCCGTCTGAGGCTAAAGGTGCGACGTATACTTTCGTGTCGCGACTAAAATATAATTGTTGAGCCATAGATTTCTCCTATGCTATCTTGAAAAGGCATGGACGTGAACGTTTGTTCTTGCCAGCATTTTCTAATATCGAACCTCTATTAGCATTTCTCCAACGCCATATGGTTCAAGTACACCTTCATCAGTATCAATACTAACTATAGTGATTTGTTGTGTGTAGTAAGATTTGTTATAAGCATCTACGTATTCTAGTCTAGAATTCTCCTCTAGGACTGTTTCTACGTCTTCCATTAAAGCATTTAAAGCCGCTTGTGCATCTTCCTCATTAACATAACATCTTACAGTTACGGATAAAAATCTATCCTTATAACCAGCAGTTTGGTATTCTCGTGTTTCAGAACCCGCGTTTAGATGAAGTGCTGGAAACTCCTCTATCTCGTCCCAAAACTTTAGTCTTGGATGTACATTTTCACTAAGATCAGTTAAATATGCTCCTGACCCATCAATATCCTTCAGTTTAGTAACTAGAGAATTTATTATATTTAATCGTTTAGACGTGTATAGTCTCTCTCCTGCCATTACATTCTCCTAGTATAAAATCTGCCTACTACGAACTGGGTGGCTAGCTCTCTAATAGATTTATCGATTAATTTTCGTGGATCTCTATTTACATCTCCCTGAGCATAACCAGGCTCGAAGGTTTGGTATGGAAACTTATCGTAGGTGTACCCTACACTAGGAAACCCTCTTGCTGTAGTTGTTACGTCTGTAATTCGTACACTTTCGGCAAATCTACCTGATTGAAAGTTCAGTCTTGGATTATACATATTATTAGCTACAGTTACTCCTATATCCTTGTTTAATAATACTAACATTGATAAAGGACTTTGGGTTTTACGTTTAGTGCCTTTTTGTACTCGGGTCTTTCGTAATTTACCGGCAGTAATTGCAGCACCTTTTTTAATTGTAGGACTGACACTCAGAGTTTCTGCCCTTTTACTTTCTTTTATTTTTGTGCTGGTTGTCTTAACTTTTGCCCCTTTAATCTTTCTAAAAGGGTCAGACACTGTTTTAAGTACTATTTTTTCCTGTCCTACTAGTAAGCTATCTGAACCTGATAATACAACAAGTTCTCCTTTTAGCTTCTCTAAACCCTTTTTTAATGCTTTTTGTAGGTCTGTTTTTAACTTTTGCTCGCCTGCGGAGTCTTGAACGTTTCTAAATTGGCTTCCTAAGTGTACTTTAATACTTCCTGTTTTTGCATTCTTACTTATTTGAAGATAGGTCTTCAAGCCTAGAGACTTCAAATCCTGTTCTACAGTTGCATATTCGTCTTTAGTATAGGTTGTAGTTAAGGCTTCATGTATACTATCATTAAGAAAAGCTTTTACATTACTTGTGCTTTTAAAATGCTCTAAATTAAATAGTTGTCCTGCTTTTGTTTGATCTACTTCACCAGATTTATTACTTGTACTTTTACGCTTTATACTTTTTGTTTCTAATAAGTTTAGAACATTTTCATAAAATAGTTGTAAAGGTGCGGTGTACTGAGCTTGAGCTAGTTCAAAGTTGCCTCTTGGCCCTTTTTCAGGCACTAGTAGTATAATTTTTATTGGCCCCGATTGGCTGCCCTTTTTAAAAATAACAGTAAGTGATTCCTTAGCAGCTAATGCTTTAAAGTTGTCTCTTACAGTGTTCATAAAATCATCTAATATCTTTTTATACTCTGTAGATTGAAATGCTTTGATAGCATAGTCTATATCCCCTATATTAGTGGATCTTTTAATAGATGATATCAATATATTAGTAAGATTCTTTGGAATAATATTTACAGTATGGTGTAATTTATTAGCTGTTAGTTTTCTATAAGACTCTGAAGCCTTATCTCGCGTCAAAGTCGTGTCGAGTTTCTCTAAAAAGGCTAGTAGTTTAATACTACTCATCTAAAAGTTCTTATATAGATCCAGAACACGTTTAATATGGTCTGGGAATGCAACATTATTTGTCTGCGAAGAACTACTAGCATTTTGAATACTTGCACCTTGCATTGTTCGACGCTCCTTATGCTCATCTTTTAAGTAATAAGTTATAAGATCCTGTACTGCAAGTTTCAAATCTGCAGGACATTCTGAATAGCCCGCTCTATACACTACACGAACAGCTCCTGGACCTTTTCTCCAGTTACGATAACCGCTTGCATTAGTACGAATTAAACTATCAGTATTAGTATCTAAGTAGTAATCGTATGCTGGTTGAGTTAGTATAGTATAGGGAGAACTATAAGAATCTCTTTCCTCTACAGTAATAATGTTAACTATAGGGCTTTCTGTTAATTGTACTATATTAGTATCCCAATTAACATTTATAGTCTCTTCCTTATTAACAGAGTAATAGTCAATTATACTATTACCGCAATAAGTTTTTATTAATTGACTCACTGATGGAATCAAATTTGCCAGACGCAAGTCTTCCTTTGGGGTGTTTATGCCCTCAGCTTCTTTATAATCTTCTAGTGTAATCAAATTTGTCATAATAGGTCAATTAATAAAAACTTGGGGAGGCGAACCTCCCCAGTTTAACTACATTTAAGCGAGATCGATCTTAACAGCAGAACGATTATCCGCAACATCTGCAACCAACTCTTCAAAACCGAGTGATTGAGTTGCAACGATAACACGACGCTGATTACCAACTTCGTAGTCTTGCTCAACAGTTACGCTACGCAGACGCGGGATCGCGTAGTTACGAGTGTTAACTGCGAAGGCACAAGCTGCGCCAGTTGCTTCTGCAGCAAAGCTGTCAGAGACAATTACTGGTGAACCGTAGACCGCGCCGATGGCACCGGTGATCTTAGTAGCAACGTCAGAACCAACATCAGTGATGTCAGCAAAGCCGGCATCTTCGATCAGTTCAAAGTAACGAGCCTGTGATACAACATAAGCTACATCAGTAGGATTCACACCATACTTACCCATCAGCTTACGTGCACCCAGCAGATTAGCAGCAGTCAGAACGCCAGCAAGAGGAGTTGCGGTCGCAGTAGCATAGCCGTCAAGACCAGTAATAGAACCAGCACCAACAATGATAGCACCATCAACAGCACGGGCGTGAGCACGGGCAACTGAGTCGATAAGCATAGGCATCAGGTTGATGAGAACTTCTTCATCGACATGGTTGTCCATGAAAGTCTGGCTGATCAAACGATAAGCATTCAATACTACCTGTGATGGCTTGTATGTGTTATCAGCAGCGCCACGATTTTCCAAGTTACCGGCACTAGCAGCACCAGTTTGGAAAGTTGCAGCTTCAACATCAGGCTGGATTGGCAATACAGTAGCAGCGCCATTCACTTTGATTTCACGGAACAGACCAGCAGTCCGAAGATTCAAAGTAATTTCTTTCTCAATCATTCGAGAAACTTCTTGATCGATGTCACCAGCATTGGTAGTATAGTCGATACCAGCTTTTTCCATAACGCCACGAGCAAAATCAGTGTTCATGCCCTTGCCTGTCATAGTGCCCAAAAGGCTAGCGTGCATGAAGTCTTTGCCCCACTTAGAGAGATCGCCTTGTTCTTTACGATCGCCAAATACTCGCTTGCTGTTACGCATAGCATCGATTTCAGTTGCTTTTTCAGCCAATTGAGCAGAGAACTGCTTAATTACTTCTTCGATTTTAGCATCTTTCTCAGCCAATTTAGATTCTACGTCTTTCATCAAGCGCTCTGCGCCGGACTCAATACCCATAGTAATTACTGATTTGACTTGCTCTTCCTGAGCAGCTTTAGCTTCTTGAGCATCTTCAGCGGTTTTAATTTCAGCAGCCTGAGCTGCTTTTTCTTCTGCTTGTTTCATTGCAATTTTAGCGGCAGTTTCTTCTGCTACTCGTTTAGCGAATGCTTCCAAGTCGATTTCTGATTTTTGAATGTCAGACATTTTTGTCTCCTGTTGAACGGATTTTACCGTTTCATCCGGTGTGTCACTAGCTATGCTAGAAGTATTGACTTCGTCCTTAGCCAGAGACTGACCGGCTAGATCCACACGATTGGTTAATTTAAAGGTTTTTTTGAACTCTTCATACTCTTCATCTGAGTCGAAAGATTTCGATAGAGAAAAAGTAGCTGACTGGTTACAAGGAACGGAAACAACCGAAACCTCAAACAACTCAGCATCCTTAATCATTAGCCCATCGGTTTCTTTTAGGTAATCAGCATCCTTGACTCTGAAACCGACAGAAAAGGCTCCAAGGACACCGTCTTTAACAAGTTCAGCAATATTGCCAGGGGCATTTTTACTAATCTTACATTCCAGTTCTAAACCGTTAGGTCCGGCTTTCATTCCTGTGGCACGTCCAATAGGACGGTCATAGTCATGGTTGAAAAGAATAATAGGATTCTTTTCAAAGTTCTTAAGTCCACCTTTTTGCCAAGCTTCTGCGGAAATAGAGTCTCCAGCACGATCAAAGTCAGCTGTACTAGCCATTCCACGAATCGTAACGGAACCATCAATTCCTTCTACAGCTTTAAAAGTAGAAGTAAGATTAAAGATTTTATTCATCATCTTTATCCTTGGTTACTGCTGGTTTAACAGCAGGCTTGACCGCTACCTTTACTGCTGGCTTTGGTACTTTTGGAGCTACAGGCACTGGTGCCGGTACTTCTTTCTTACCTATTAAAGCATAAAGATCTGGTTCATTAGCTTGTAACATCTCTACCATTCTTGAGTAGCTGCGAAATACGTTACGAATACCAGAAAAAGTTATGGGTTTATCTTCTGCTTTGATATACTCTGCTTGAGTAAGTACTTTATTCTTTTCTGCAAAATACATTGCTAAATCTTGTAGTGCTTTTTTACGTTGTCTAACATTAGACATTTGAGTCTCCTTCTTGTGGGGTTGTGTCCCCTGTCTCAGCAGGACGGCCTCCCTGGCTAGGGTCTCCAGCACTGCCTGCTATATTAGCGGGTATTCTTAATTCATCGTGACCTTCTATAGATTCATAGCCTAGTATCTTTCTTGCTTCATTTGGTGATATAATACCTGTATTCACAAGAGACGAGAAGTAAGATGCTTGATCCGCCAACTCAGGCTGAAGAGCTGGAATATCCGTAATGTCTTCATTTATCTTATAACCAAAGAATCTTTCCATACCAAAATTAATTTTTCTTACAATAGGCAGTACAGTCTCTAAATAATATAAACGCATATTTGGACGAATATTTGCATTATTGCCAGAGTCTAATAAAATAGGGGGTACTCCAAGTGCTTTTAATATAATTTTTTCATTTTCTGAGATAGCTGCCTGAAAGTCTAATTCTTTAAAGTTAACATTAGATATAGCATCTACTTCGAGGCCTCCGTCTAGAATAAGAGGACGTCTACCGCCTGCATCTGGCTTATACCGAGCTTGCCAAGACATAAGCATACGTTCTTTAATCTTCTCTGAGAGAGTGTTAGGACTTTTTAGAACTAGTCCAGGCACTGCACCGTTCTTGAAAAAGTTATCCTGGAATTTACGCATCGACATCATAAGTTGGATAGTGCGTAGTGCAGGACTTAAACGTGGAACACCTCTATAGATAGAATAGAAGGAGTTTTCTTTAATATGAATAATTTCATTGGGAGAATAAGTAATACGCTCTTTGTAAGTATACTTTTCTACATAAGTTGT